AATAATATTTATGGAAATAAAATCAAACTTCTTATTGGAAGTCCAAGTATTAAAGAAGGTATTAGTTTTAAACATATACAACATATTCATTTAATTGATCCTGTATGGAATATTGCAGGAAAAAAACAAATAGAAGGAAGAGCTATAAGATTTTGTTCTCATTACGATATTGATGAAGATAAACATATTAATCTAAAAAGAGTTATAAATATACATATATATAAATTAATTCCAAGTACAAATAAAAAAAAATTAATAACAGAAACAGTTGATCAAAAATTATATGATAAAATTTTACCAGAAAAATATGAATATGTTGATATATTACTTACTAAATTAAAAAAAATAGCTATAGATTATCATTTATTCAAAAAAATAAATAATGAAAATACAAAAAGTCCAAAATCAAGAAGTAATTCAATAATTGAAGATGATGATAAAAAAAATGTTACAAAAAAGAAAAAATCTACTAATGAATTAACATGTATGCCAAAAATTAGAAGACCAAATAAAATAACTAAATCTTGTTCAAATCCATTATATCCTTTTAAAAAATTAAATAAACATAATACATTTTGTTGTTATAAAAATAAAAGTATAAATAATAAAACAACATGTCCAAAAAATAGAAGACCAAATTCAAAAGGTTTGTGTGAAAATAACTTATTTAAAAGAAAAAACAAAAATGGTGACGAATGTTGTTATAAATATGATAAAAAATAAATTATTTACGATTATAAACTTGTAGTCTTCTCAATTCTTCATCGATCCCGTCTTTATTAGAAAATTCATCAAGTTTATCTTGAATTATTTTAGTATTACCTTCTAATATAGGATATGCTGTTTCATCATTAAATATATCAGTATTTAATTGTGTAAAATTTTCAATATCATTTTTAACAAATTTACTAATATCAATTAAATCATATTTTAAATATCTATATATAATATATGATATTATTATTGATAAAATAATAATTACTAAATGTATAAGAAAATAATTAGGTACTAACATTATTTCACTATCTATAATTATTATATAAAATTAATTTAGGATTCTACATTAATAGTTTATTATAATATGGTATACAAAAAAAAAGAAAATAAAACATCTGAAAGTTCTATTCATGTTAAAAAACCTTTAGATAATAGTTCAACATTGAGAAGTTATGATAATAATAATGTAGGAAGTGGATTTTTAAGTAGTATTATCCAAGGATTTGCACTAGGAACAGGTTCACAACTTGCTTCTAGAACTATTGATTCATTATTAGGAAATAAAAAAATTGAAATAGAAAATAATAATAAATGTTTAAAAGAATCCGAATTGTATTTAAAGTGTTTAGAAAATAATGAAAAAAATAGTTGTATTGATTTTTTTAATTTACTTGAAAATTGTAAAAAATCCTAAATTATTTTTTTATTTATTATATGTAATGAATAAATACGATAAATATTATACAAATAAAAATATAGTTAAAATATGTGTTAAATTATTTCAAAAATATATTAAAGTTAAAAATAGTGATTTGGTTATTGAACCAAGTGCTGGAGATGGTGCATTTATTAAATTTTTAAATAAATATCATAATAAAATTTATTATGATATAAAACCCGAACATAAAGATATTATAAAACAAAATTATTTAAAATTAAATTATAAAAAATTAATTAATAAATATAATAAAATACATATAATTGGAAATCCTCCATTTGGTAAAAAATCATCAATGGCAATAAAATTTATTAAATATTCATGTAAATTTTGCGATTCATTTTCATTTATACTTCCTAAAAGTTTCGATAAATATTTTATAAAAAAGACAATACCTTTAAATTTTCATTTAGTAAAATCATATGATTTACCTGATAATAGTTTTAATTTACCAATTAAATGTATTTTTCAAATATGGATAAAAAAAAATAAAGATAGAAAAATTATAAAAAAAATAAAAACAAATAGTAATTATAAATTTGTTAAAAAATATGAAAAACCAACATTTGCTATAAGAAGAGTTGGAAGCAAATCAGGATATATATATTATGATAATTTAGATAATAAAAATAATAATACACATTATTTTGTTAAATTATTTAAAAACTATAAAAAAATTATAAAATTTAATTTCAAAGAAAAAAATTATACTTTAGGTGCAAATAGTATTTCAAAAATGGATATTATTAAAAAATTAAATAAATTTTTTATTTAGTATATCTTTTATTGGTTTTTTAGATAATTTTTTTTTATTTTTTTTAATTTTTTTATTCTTGATTTTTCCACCACTTTTAATTTTTAAAAGTGATAATGTATTTGTAATATATTCAATATCTTCATCACACGATATAGTATCATATTTATTTAATTCTATTTCAGATATGTATAATTTTTCTAATTCAAATAAATCATTTACAACATTAGTTAAATCATATCTATCAAATGGATCAGTAATTATCATATTATTAATTAAATCTGAAATTTTTTGCATAATTAAGTCTTTATTCGCATGTGTTATTTTTATATTACCATCATTGTATAATAATAATAAAGTTATACCCAAAGAATAAATATCTCCTTTATAAGCAATTTTAATTATTTCTTCCGGTATATCTTCAATATTATTAATATTACTATATTTATTTAAAAATATATCATATTCTTTTTTTTTTTTCATATAAAAATCATCCCTCATTCTATAAAAACTATTATGAATAATATCTAGATTTTTATACCTATTTTCTTTATCTATTAGATTATATTCTGGTGGAGAAATAAAATATTCACTTTCTACCCACCATTGTTCTTTACTACTATATACTTCATTAAATGGAATACAAACACCAAAATCAATTAATGACATTTTGTTATTATCATTATTATATAATATATTACCAGGTTTTATATCTCTATGTACAAATCCAAGTTGATGTAATGTTTGTAAAGATTTACACATTATAATTAATGCTTTTATAAAATCATAATCATTTATCATAATATTACCTAGTTCAATACCACCGTAATCATATATAATTTCATGAAGTTTAATATGTTTTGAATTTTTATCAACTTTTTCAATTAAACATTCTGCAATACTTTGTTTTTTTTCTTCTGTTTCTAAAGTTTTTTTTTCTTTAAAAAAATTACTTAATTTACTAAAAACTAATTGTTTTTTTTCATGATCTTGATAATTTTCCATATTACTAATAAGTAAATATGATGAACATTTTTTAGGAGGTAAAGATAATTCGTTGAATAATTGAATACTATTGAATATTTTATGATATTTATATAATATTTTAGTTATAATAACTAATTCTTCACAATACGCTTCAGTATTTGCAAATATTTTTGATATATGTTTATTTTTTTTTTCATCATTTTTAAATTCTTTTTTAGTTATATCTCCTACATAATCATAACTGTATGGTTTATTTTTAATAGATTTATTTATTACACAACCATAACCGCCGCTACCTAATAATTTAATCATAATCTAATAATTATATATCTCTCTTATCTAATTGTAACTATTTTTTTTTCGCAAAAGCATATATAAAATCTAGTTATTTTTTTTTGAAAATATTTTAAATTTTCACCATTATATTTAAAAATATAATTGGGATTTCGTAATATATTATTTAAAAATATAATGAATTAAAAAAAAATTATTTTATAAAAAGTTGAATTCGCATATTATTAACATTTTTATCATTTAAGTATTTATTATTTATTACTTTACTTAATGGAACATCTTTATCTTGTAATAGTAGATTCAACCATCGTAATTGATATATAATAGAAAACATACCACATTCTGTATCCTGAAATTGATGTTGTTTATTATTGTATTTAATCTTAAAAACTTTATTTGGATATATTATATTACATTGACTTTTAATATTTAATAAAAAATCATTTATCATTTTTGGAGTTTTTCTAGAACTACTATCATAATAATATGCACCAAATGATTTAGAATTAGAATCTAAAATTATAAATGTAGATGTCCAATGCGAACCAGGTTCATTGTGTTTATCTAAATTTGTAATAAAACCAATATATTTAATATTTCTTTTAATATATGAATTTTTTATGTCAATATTACAAAAATCAGAATGTAAACAATTACCTAAATTATCTTTTAATGCAAAATCAATGGAGAATGTTCCTATATATTTGTAATTATATTTTTTAGTATTATTATATTGAAACATAACATTATCTATATCATAATTTGATAACCATTCTTTATTATTTTTATGCCATGATTTTGGCATTTGAGGAATAAAATTTTTTTTTTTTATTAATTTTAAATCATATCTATCAATCGGAGACATTTTATTTATTATATCCGGCCATAACCAGTATTTTCCACTACCTTTTGTTATTTTTTTCATTTTATTGTCAAGTTTTTTAAATAAATCAATTTGTTTATAATTATCAAAATAAGTAATTTGATGTTTTTTATTATTTTTTGATTTATTATAGATATCAATTAATGTTTTTAAAGATTCTTTTGATAAACATGTAGGTCCATTATCTTTTGCAGATGGACTACAATATTGTTGTTCAATTTTCATCTATTATTATATAGCTTTAAAAATCCATAATAATAGAATAATAAATATAGGATAAGCAATTCGTATTATTAGTTCTTGTATATTAGTTAAAATATTTTCATTAATATATTTATTTAAATAATGTGCGAATGCTTTATCTGTACCAATGGCTAAAACAATAACAAGTGAAAATAAGAATAATTTGAAAACTTCATATTTTTTACCAATAAATCTATTCCAAAATGTATTTTCATATTCAACTTCTTGAGAATTATTTGTTTTATTATTTTGTAAATTTTGATTTAATTGCATTTGGTTATTTATTTGTGATTGTACTTGATTTGTTTGATATTTTTTATACATATTTTCTGGAATAGTATCATTTAAATTAATTGGAATACTAGCATCATTCTGTCTATTTAAAATAGGTCTATCTTCGATATCCATTTTTTTCTTTTTAATTTTTTTCTCTATATTAATATCATTATTTTTTTCCCTTTCTTTTTCAGTATCTTTTATACTATTTATATTAATATCCGAATTATAATTATTATCAAACATGGATTCTTCTTGCAAACCATATGCTAGATTCAAATCCGTCATTAATTTATTTACTTCTATATTAATATATTATATTTTTATTCAATTTATATATTATAGTTATGATATTAATAATAATATATTTGTATTAATATCATTATGATAACATATATATATATATTAAGTAATACAGGTAAAATATATAAAATAAAAATTGATTATATATATTAAGACAAATACAAATCATTATTTAGAATGGGTATTCAAGAAGATCTAAATTCTATATATACTAAATATAATGTTCAAAAAGGGAAAATATACACCAATACAAGTATGC